CTGCTTCTGGTATAGTTAATCTTTCAAATGCATTAACTAACATATCTCGATCATCTTCATTAGGAAATTCATTAATAGCATCTCCTACAATTCTCATTACTTTTTCAATTTGTACATCTTCTGGTGATAAGTCTTGGAATTCTTTTAAAATGCCAGCTAATTGCTGCATTCTTTTTACTTCGTTGATTTGTTGTTTCATTTTTTTTTATTATATTTCTTCTGGGTATTCTTCTACAATGTAATCAATAAAATCGTTTATTATTTGTTTTTCATTATCAAATCCTGTAATTCCGCCACCCCAGTCTAGATCTTCCCCAGCAACATCTATGGTTTCACTAATATAATTATCAACTAATTTTTTTAGTAAAGATTCAATTTCACGAACGTTAGTAATATTTTCGTTTAGTTGTTTTTTTACACCAGCCAATTGTTGCATTCTTTTAATTTCGTTGATTTGTTGTTTCATGTGTTAAATATATGTAATGAGTTGTGCCAATAAATATATATCTTTTTAAATAGACTGCATTTTATAGCGCCACATATAACCATATGCTGTTTTTTGCATTCCAGTTAATGCGCTTGATATTCCACCGCTATTTTTCATTAATGATTTAGCTGCTTCTTTAACACTAGACCATTCTTTGATTAAGTTATTATTTAAATCATACTGGGTTATAGATTTATGATGGGCTATGGCTATGCTATGTGCTACTTCTATACTTTTTTTCATGTTTATTGTAGAAGATTTAGGCTTAGACATTTTTTGTCTTGTTTCTAAAGAATGATGTTTACCCAGTAATGGTTTTTTTCCTTTATTTCTACTTATTCCTTTACTACTTTTGCTTATTTTTTCTCTTACTTCTTTTGAAACTGTTCTACCTTTAAAAGCTTTACTTAATTTTTCACCGTGTTCTTTTGGGTATTTTTGTCCAGTTTTAGATTTACTTATCTTATCACATGTATATTTTGTATGGAATTCAGGACCACCACCACCTTTATTTTGATTTACTACATTATATCCCAAATCAGTATAATGTTGTATCCATTTTGTTTCTAATGGTTCCCAATCATTATGGTCCAATGAATTAACTTCATCAATATAATTAAATGTAATTTGAGGACCGAATCGTGCTTTGTGATTTAATTCGCGAGTACTATTTTTAGTTTTACCTATATAGACTTTATTAGGATCGTTATCAATGTTTGTAACGAGATAGATTTTTGTTGTATTTATCATCGATATTAGTTTAGCGACAATAAATATCACTTCTTTAAACCTCCTATATGGAGGTTTTTTATTGTCTGCTAAAGTCTACGATTTTGAAGATTGCTGTATCCAGCTTGCGCAAATCAGGACCATTAGTTAATAATATACTATTTTTATAATCCAGCCAATTCACTATGAATCGTGTATCTAATACACCACCATTCAATGATTTAATTAATGTATTTAGTGCATTAATTGTATATAATGTGTTGGATTCTTTCTTTCTATGTAATAGGATAGTACTAGCCATAGGTGATGCAGTCATATTGCCTGTATCAATATTATAAGTACATACTAATTCATCACTTTGTGGTGATTCTAATATAAATATCTTATTAAATAATATTGAGTATTTACGATTAATAGTCGCTACCGTTTCCTCTAAATCTGCTGGTGAGGTAAATGTGCAGAATAATTTGTTTGTCATATTATGGTCCCAAAATAACATGTTGTCATTACCTATAAATATGTTGAAATTTTCGATAATTGATATCTTTCCGTTCATATTATGTTTGATTTATCTCTATTTCCTATCTCATCATATCCAAATGACTCAGCAATAGATGTTGTTTTAAATAGTGGTTGTGTGTTACTATAATGAAAACATTGTTTTTGTTGTTCTATATCTGTTAAATTAAACGAATCACATGGTTTAATATGATCAATTTCCCATACCTCACCATGATTATCCCAATTCATTTCTGGTTTTAATCGTTGTTCTATATACAGTTTATACTCTTCTATAGTACATCCTAATAATGTTAATATTGAACTATGTTTTGTATTTGTTTTTAATGCTTGATTAAATCTTCCTCTTAAATTTAATAATAATTTAAAATTAGTATCATTTTTATATCGTTCTCGTTGTCTTTTATTTTTTCTATCTTTATTATTTTCATCCCACTGTTTACTTTTTAATATACAATGATCTCTATTTTCAGTATACCACTGTTTAATGTACTGTTTTATTTTATCTTTATCAGTATGGTATTTTTGTTTTTTATATTCTTTAACTTTATCAATATTATTTTCTCTATATTGTTTTGATTTTTGTTTATATTCTTCAGAATTTTGTTGGTATTTGTCTTTATAATATTTTAATATGTCTTGTTTATTTTGTTGATATTTTTCTTTTGATTTAACAGTATATTTTTCTTTATGTTGAATATAATGGTTCTTTTTACATTCTTTACATTGGGTTTGATATCCGGTTTTAGATGAATTGCTCTTATTAAATTCAGTTAATTCCTTATATTGTTCACATTTGTTACATTTTATCATAATATCGTTTATAATAAATATATAATTCTTTTGCTTTGATGCATTTTTATTAGATTTTCTCTAAAGCATGATAATTTTTTCCTGTTTTAATATTCACAGGATAATAAATCATATTCTTAATATCTAATAATACCTGATCTCCATCTGAGGAGGCATAATCTATAAGTATACTGTCATAAACATATAATACTAATTTTGTTTTCTTATCGCTCAAATAGTTTAATATGTTGTCTAACATTGCAACATTATTAGACGTTTCATGACTTTGAATTATATAATTCAGCAATTTAGATTGCGTCATATCCGCGTCACGTATAAATATACGATTCCTAGTGGGATATGAACCGTTGTATTGATATTCATCCCATATACCATCTGTTAGTGTTACTATATCTCTGAAGAATGGTTGGTTGCGATATTCTTTCCATACACCACCATATAGCTGTTTGAATGTTAATTCCTTAGCTTCTTGAGGTGTTACACCTAATAACTCACTTAGTGTTTCGTATGTGTTTTTATCACCAAAATTAAAATCAATCATATCACCTAATATTCTGGGGTGATATCCTTGAATATCAAACTCAACAAACTTATCATTGGCTGGTCTGTAGCATGAGCGTTCACCATTATTTTTATCTAATGCAGCAAAATTAATACTATTATATGTGTTTGATGGTCTACCAGTTAGTGTGTATAAGTTGTATTGGCTGTATATTTTACCTTTGCTAAGATTAAGTTGTGGATATTGTAAGTCTTTACCATAAGCATTAATAAAACACTGTTTATCTACTTTAATACCATTTGACTCTATAACGTGAAACACACGCGTTAAGGGGCCGTTATTAAATGCATAAACGGCGTTATTTGAGCGGTACTGTTGTATTATTGGAAGTACTATATTAAACATTAACTCGCATTCTTCATAGTGTTTACTAATTGGAATTAGCTTGTTTGTTATTGGATTTGCTGTATGTTGTCTGTAGTAAAATGTATGACAAGGTGTAAATATTCCTGTTAGATCTGGGTATTCAATAAAGTTAATGTCATATAATTTGTTTGGGTGTGGAAAGTGATACATTGCTTCCTTCTTATTCAGTACAAATAAGCGATCAGTATTTCCCAGTAACCAATTAAGTGTTCCCTGGTGTGGTAATGAAAATGATTCGTTGTGATTTAAACACAGCATATATCCTTTATGTTGTGTGATATCACGAATATAAATTAAACTTAATGGGCTTAATTTAGGATGGTAATTGTCGTTTTGTTGAATGAATTGAACGAAGCAATCATTAAACGGACCTAGTTGTTGTAATTGATCTTGACGCTCAATAATATAAAATGCCATATAACCTTTATTTATTTTAATTTAATATCTTATTATTGCCTTTACAAGATATTATTAGATTTTTTTAAGTTGTCTTTCCACCATAGTGGTTGGAGATTAGTATAATAAAAACTTCCATTTTTAGATACAGGAATAATATGATCTATTTCCCATTCTCCATAATTATCCCAAGTCATACCCTCAGTAAACTGGTTTTCAATATGTTGTTTTAGATATTGATAGCTACACCCTATATATTCTATTATCTTATTTTGTTTAACTTCATTTTTGGCCTTTAAAGCTAATCTTATTCTTGCTCCAACACACATTCTTAATTTATAAACAGGATCAGTATTATATTTATTTTGCTGGTATGATTTTTGCCATTCTTTATAATATTCTTTCCATTTATCTTCATTATTTTCAATCCAATTTTTACTATAATCTTTATAGTATTGTTTATTTTGATTATAATATTTTGAAGTAGGATTTCGTTGTCTTGCAATTTTATTATTTATTTTTTCACAGTCTTTACATTTATATTGTAGTTTATCTTTAGTTGCTTTGCTTTTATTAAAGGCATCTAACTGTTTTTCTAAATGACATTGATTACATATTTTCATACATGTATAAATATACAAGAAAAATGTAAAACATATTTCATAACCTTTAAGTTAAAGATACAAAGAGAATTTTGCTAAGATAAATTTCTTTCTAAAAGAAAATCACTTAATCCACTCATATTAATGTTGGCTTCTTCAATATTTTGATAAACACCATTATATTCTCCTATATAAGTTGTATACT